GCTGCAAAGAATTTGGATATTAAACTATGGAAGAAAAAAGAACATACAAAACAATCAAATGGATATTGAAAGACAATATTAAAAAGAATGTCAAGTCTTTATGGACTTGGAAAGATGATAACTTTACAATGATATATGAAAATTATGATGGGGATGATAGAATATATACTTCAAATCAATTATTAAAAATCTTAACACAATGATGATATTTAAAATGATAATGTGTTTGTTTGCTTTGATAATTCTTATGATTATATTTATGAGTATGATTGAAAGAAAGATAAAAAACAATCAGAACGAAAAGATTATATGGAGGATGGAGCAGATGGATAAGAGAGATAAAGTAGTAACTAGGACAGGAGGACTAGCACACGATAGAAACAGAACTTATAGCGAAATACAAAAACAAAATGAGCAGAAAAAATAATACTGAAAACACAATCTCTAATTGGAGGGAGGTAGATATAGAGGGGGACGAGAGAATACCTCATTACTACATAGGTAATAATGGATATGAAGCAAGGAAGGTTGTATCAGGATTTGATTTATCATACAACATTGGAACTGCTGTTACCTATTTACTAAGAGCAGAAAAGAAACACTCAAAACCTAACGAGTGCATTATCAAGGCAATAGCTCATTTAGAATTTGAGTTAGAGAAAATTAAAGAGGTTGTCTAGCCCTATCTATAGGGTTATCATAGAGTATGGTTACAGAAAGAAAGGTTCTGTGAGGCACTATAAGTATAAAATAATTGATACATTTGCTTTAACGAGTGATGTTGATATGATAAGAAAAGACAAGGAAGTTAATGCTAAGATTTTAAGACAACTTAAATCAGGCAATAAAGAAATGGACATTATGTTCAAGAGCATCTATGTTGAAGGTCAATATGGAAACACTAATTATTAAATAAACAATATATGGAAATCATACTGTTTGTAGTTGTACTGTTCTATTGCATCTACCTCAACCTAAGACTAAGAGAAGCTCAGGAAGAAATCATTGAACTCGGATTAGATAATGCAGAGTTAGAAATCAAAGTCTACAATAAGATGATGGAGATTCGTAGAGAAATTAAGCAATCAATTAAAAAAACTAAAGTTGAGAAATCAAGAAGAAGAAGTACAAAAAAGCGTAATCACTTACCTAAAGTTTAAGTACCCTAAAGTAATGTACTGTGCTTCTTTAGGAGGCATTAGAACATCTTTTAAACAAGCTGTGAAGGCTAAGGCTACAGGTTATGTAAAAGGCTTCCCTGATCTACAAATCTGTTTTCCTATGGAGAGGGGGGTAGAGGGGGATAAGGGGGAGGGGGGTACCCTCAAAGGAGAAATGTATCATGGATTGTTTCTTGAAATAAAAAAGGATAAGAAATCTTACCCAACTAAAGAACAGAAAGAATGGATAGCATACCTTAACGAACAAGGTTATTGTGCTAGGGTTACTAAAGGATTAGATCAATCATTAGAGGTTATAGATGCCTACTTTAACAAAACAATATGAGTGTAAATTTATACGACAGGAAGGATAGGAGAGGTGGTGGATATGCTAAGAGGAAGTTTACCTTAGAGGAAGCAGAGATTATTAGACTAGAGTATGCTAAAGGAGTTTATACTCAGCATCAGTTAGCTATTAAGTATAAGGTAAGTCAATCAATCATCAATAAGATACTTAGGTTAAAGACCTATCTAAAGTAATATTCACTAAGCTGATTAATATTTTTATTCAGTTCTTTTTATTTTTAAATTTTATTTTTTAAATTTTAAATTTATTTTTATTTTTATTTTTTAAAAAAGATTTTCTTAAATTTTCCTGAAACTGCTAAACCTGTTGAAACTGCTGAAACTGCTGAAACTGCCAAACCTGTTGAAACTGCTAGGTATGTTATAAGGGATATAAAGAGCAATTTTTATCTTATTTAGAACCATTCTATATAATCTAATTGTTAATAACTTTATCCTTTTTATTTTGTCAGATCAAATATTTTGCTATTTGCGTGCATGCGTTCCTATATACTGCAAAAATATATTTTCTTATTTAGAATTAAAATAAATTAGCACCTTTGTAAACATTTATAAATTATTTGTATTGTATATCAAATTTATTTGTATCTTTACAGTGTCAATATTGGCAAACTTAAAAAATTATATTTTGAAAAATTACACATTAAAACAAAAATTGAAGGCTGAAAGAATAATTCAATTAGAAATAAACAGTTTCCCGTATCCTCAAAATTACAAGGATATTATAGAAAATTTAAACAAATATAATTTTGTCGGTGAATTAAAAATTTCTGAAGCGGTGCAAATTCTAGAGTACACAACCAACCAAAGCAAGGATTTAATGCAAATTTATAATATTTTTGCAGCTACTGAACAGGAAGTTGAGCAAATACAAACAGACTTAAAAAATATAATCTTTCACAATAAAATATAATAAAATGATAATAAAAATTTTAATTATTATAGCCCTGTCTTTTTCACTTCATAAGCTTGCAACATATCAAGACGAGACAAGACAGCAAAAGCATGATAAATATTTAACAGAATTTAAGAAATTAAAAAACAAAAAAAATGAATTTTGAAAGCTATATAAAAGCCACTAGGTCAACTTATGGAGATGACCCAACAGAGAACACAGAAGAAGCGGTTTTGTGTACTCTATGCGCTGCAGATTTGACACCTGAAGAAATAGAACTAAACGAGGAAGACAACAAATATTGCAATAATTGTTTTTATTCTTGTTGCGGTGATGAATTAGACCAAGAACTTAGAATGTGCCCAACATGCAAAGAACACAATTAAAAACTATTAATTAAAAACACTTTTAAAAATGAATTTACTTACTCAGAACGCTAAAATGAAAAAGACTAGCAAAGAAAATAAAGCAAAGATATTAAATTTTTCAATTCCCGCCTATAAAACTAAAAGCGGTAAAAGTACCTGCCCTTTTGCGGGAGGGTGCCAAGCCTATTGTTATGCTCAGAAGGGCAATTACACACGCTTTCCAATAGTACAAGAACTAATGGAGAAAAAATATTTATTAAGCAAACAGGATAATTTCCCTTTCTTGATCAATACAGAGATACAAAAGAAAAAGCCAACACACGTTAGAATACACGACAGCGGCGATTTTTACAGTCCTTTATATTTGCAAAAGTGGGTTGATATTGCAAACGATAACAAAGAAGTTATTTTTTATGCTTATACTAAATCAATTAAGTTCTTTGTTGAGGGTTTCACAGTTCCTACAAATTTAAAGATTATATTTTCAGAAGGTAGCAAAACAGATAATTTAATTAATGTGAACAAACACCGCCACGCCCGTATATTTAAGACCTCAGAAGAATTAACAGCGGCGGGATATATAGACGCTTCAAGTAATGATTTGCAAGCAATAACAGACAATAAAAAAGTAGGTTTAATTTTTCACTAATAAATAATAAACAATGAAAACAACAACAACAACAACAGACAAAGAATTTAATATTTTTAAAGAAAACAGAAAGAAAAAAAGAGAAAGAAACAAAAGAAAAAAACAATTAAAAACAATATGAGTCAATTTGATAAGATCCCATTTAATGACAATATAATTGCTCTGATCTTCATACTATTTTTGCTCAGCTGTTAGCTTAAAGCAATAACAAACTACAAACCTTATTATTAATTTAGTAAGGTTTTTTTATACACTAATTATTTTTAATTATTGGAATATATTTTTAATAATGGTAGTTATAAAGCAATTTTTTTGCTTCTTTTGTACGCAAATTCTAGTGAAAACTTGTTAACAATTACTTTTTTAGTGTTTATTTTGTTAAAAAAGTGTTTATTTTGTTGATCTTCAGGTAAAAAACAGGATTAAAGGAGTAAAAGGGTCATTTTCCAAAAACGCGGATATTGTAACTATACATCCTTGAGCAAACACACACACAAGCAAGAAATCTAAATCCAATTTCATAAAGATACATTAGAATTAAAACTTCCAAGTTATTTTAAATGGAATAAGTTGTATATAGACATTACCAATTCTGAATTTAAACATAATATATATTGTTAAGTGGGAAGGTTATTAAATATGCTAGTTGCGATATGAGCAACAGTATATTCTAAGGAATACAAAGTTATAGTAAAATAAATGGAATATTCAGCAGTTTTTGGAAGTAAAAAAAAAATATAAAAAAATTTGGAATGGGATTGTATAAATGGAAAAGAATTAAAGGGTATAGTAAGGGTATCTTTTACCCTTAAAGATAAAGAACAAGATAAAGATAAAGATATGAATAAAGACTAGTTAATAAAATTTCCTAAAGTTTCGTAGGATATATTAAATATTTTACTTTATTTGTGCAAACGAAAAACAATGGCTTACTCTCCTCCTAAAATGATTACTAATAATGCCTCTCCAATATTGAGTGCAGACTTAGCTTATGAAGCTCATGGAAAGTGTGGTGCAACTTGGGTTATAGACACATCTAGTAGAGCGAATGGAATATTTAATGCAACAGAAACTACAAGTAAAATTAATGGCTGGAAAGTTGTTTTTGTTCACGATACTACAGTTAAAGTATTTATAGCTGATAATATGAATACTGCTCAATCAGATATGTTGGGAAGTATTGCTAGTAGTGTTATACATCCTGCAGGTTCAGAGATAATGGCAGATATTAGTATTATAGAAATAGATGATAGAGCTGATTCAGGATTAGCAATAATTTATAGAGATTGTACACAGTCGTAAAAAAAATATAAAAAAATTAAAAAATAGAATTATGCCTTGCGAACAATGCGAAGAAGGATTATACAAATGGGGAGAGAATGGAGAGTGTATGTACGAAACTCTTGAGGACTGCCAATTAGCAAATCAAGAAGAATACCTTGAGGAAACTTTAAAACCGAAATACGAAGAAGAAATTGATTGGACTTATAATTTTACTTCCGCACAAATGAAAGAACTTCATGATGATGGTAAACTTATTGTTAAAGTTGAGAAAGAAGAACAAGAATCAATGACTTTGCTTTTCACTTATGATAGAGAAGAAAAAGAAGATGACAGAGAGGAGGAACTAGAAGAAGATAAGAGAGAAGATGATAAGAGAATTGATAAGGAGGAGAAAGAAGAAAGAGAATATGCTAAATTAACTGTCGCTATGTTAGATGGAGAGTTAGATGAGTATATTGATAAGCTTACAGCTTCAATTAAAAAATTGTAATATGAGTGAGGATGAAAGATATAAACTTAAAGAGAGTAATATAAATAAACTCAATCCTTATAAAGAAACTACAGATAAGTTCTTTCCAAATGGTGGTAAGATAAACACAGAAGGAAGGAAAAAAGGAGAAAAAAATAATGTTGTTACTACAAAGATCAGTAGAAATGCTTTGACTTGGGCATTAGAAGGACATTCAACTAAGATAAGATTAGCATTAGACAAATTATTTGACCAAAACCCTGAAGCTTACATTAACGCAGTTTCAAAACTACTTAACTATACAGTTCCTAAATTATCATCTGCTGAAATTACAGATAATACTACCAAAAAAGTTAAGATTGAACTTAATGATGATGTTAGTATTGATGAATTAAGAGCAAAACTTGATGAAATTAACAACAACTGATAATCAGTTAAAATTTGCATTAGAAAAGAAGTTATGCGAAATATCATTCTATGAATTTTTCCAACAAGCGTGGCATATTGTGGAACCTTCTATTGAATTGTCTACTAATTGGCATCATAAATATTTATGTGATATTTTACAAGAAGAAGCCGAAAGAATAATAGCTAATAAACCTAAAACGAAAGATATTGTAATTAATATCCCATTTCGTTCTACAAAATCACTTCTAGTTACCGTTATGTTCCCTGTATGGGCTTGGATTAAGAATCCTAAGTTCAGATTCATAACAGCATCTTATTCTGCAGAGCTTTCAATAGAACATTCAACAAGAAGTAGAGATATTATAAACTCAGAGTGGTTTAAAGCAAGATGGGGAGATTTATTCTTTATTAAAAAAGATCAGAATCTAAAATCAAGATACGAGAATAATTTCTTAGGAGTAAGGAGAGCAACATCAGTAGGAGGTACTGTTACAGGGCAAGGAGGGGACTTTCTACTTGTAGATGACCCTGTTTCTCCACAACACGCTGCATCAGAGATAGAAAGAGAGAACGCAAACGAATGGTATAGGACAACATTCTACTCTAGGCTTAATAATCCACTAACAGGAGTAAGAATAATTATCATGCAGAGAATACATGATGATGATTTAAGTGGATTCTTGCTATATGGAAAGCAAAGTAGATTAAAATATCAACATATTTGCATACCTGCAGAGCTTTCGGAGGATGTTAAACCTAAAATGCTAGAATCTAACTATGATGAGAATGGATTGTTTTGGTCAGACAGGTTCAGTAAGGCTATTTTAGATGATTATAAGCAAGCTTTAGGAAGTTATGGATATGCAGGTCAGCTTATGCAAACTCCTACACCTCTAAACTCAGGAATGATAAAATCAGAGTGGCTAAACATAGATAACCATAAGATGGGAGATATGGGAGAACAAACTACAGTTGATTTCGTTATAGACCCTGCATACACTGCAAATGAGAAGAATGACCCTTCTGCACTACTAGCATATACATATAAAAACAATAAATGGCAGATAATTGATTGTATTAATGTTTATAAAGAGTTTCCTGACTTAATTAAATTCATTCAGCAATGGGTAGCGAAAAATGGATACACAAATAGAAGTAGAATTTATGTTGAACCTAAAGCATCAGGTAAATCTATAGTCCAAACTCTTAAAAAGGAAACAGGACTTAATGTAAAAGAAGATAAACCACCATCTAAAGATAAAGTAGCAAGAGTACAGGATATTTCTGCCTCTTTAGAGTCAGGTAGAGTTAGTTTACTCAAAGGGAAATGGAACGAGGAATTTTTACAGCAATTAGTGAGGTTTCCATCTGCAAAACATGATGATATGGTAGATTGCCTAGTAATGGCTGTAAATAATAATATGTGGAGTGGCTCAAAAGTAGTTTATTTTTCTTGATTTAACAAAATCACTAGGTTGGTAAGAAAAAAAGTCATATAATTGCGAAACAATAGGAATAAATTATGGATATAAGTAGTTTGAATGAGAAACATGAAGAAATGATTCACAAATATGTGAAATTTGTTCAGGGTACTGCATACACAGCTACTGAAGGATATGAAAGTAGTAAATTCTTGGGTTTCAATGAGATAATAGCTAATATAATAACATATACCAATTCATTTAATAATATGTTGGTTTCATCCAACAGAAGAACTGAATGGGCTTATATGACTCCTAATTTAATGCTTTATGCCACTATTGGTTTTTTAGAGGGAGTAAAAAATGATGAAAACAGCGATTTAATTAATGAATTATCAGAAGATTTGTTTGAAACAACAGTAGATTTCGTAGGAGAAACAACAGATATTTTAGATGATATTGAGAAAAAAGAAGAAATACAAAGAGAAATACTAACTAACCAAAAAACACAGAATGAGTATAACAATTAGCCTTAAAAGCCAAAATGTAGAGCGAGATGTAGTAATTCCTGTAGAATGGAAGGATATATCTGTTAAGTATTGGGGTGAATTATCTACGATAATAAAGAAACATTATGAAAGGGCTTCAGAAGAATCAGGAGTAAGGAAAGATAAGACTCATGAACTTATTAGTGATAGCTATATGTCAGTTTTAAATGATAGTGTAGAGCTTAATAACTCACAAATACTGAGAATGAATGCGGATATATTCTCATATATAACAGGATTAACAAAAGAAGAGGTTGATCTAATTGATGTGAGTCAAATTACAGAAGTTATAGGATGTATAAATACATTGACTAAGGAATACGAGCCTAAAGGAATGAAGTCATTTGAATTTGATGGAGAAACTTATAATTTCCCTTCTGAGTTTTTCAGAAAAGAAACTTATGGAGATTTTATTGAATCTACTCAATTAGAGATGTATATTGCTGATATGGAGAACGGAAGGTATGATATTCTTCCTGAACAGATGGCGATACTATGCAGGAGGGCAGATGAGGAGTATGATGAAGAATTAATTCCTGAAAAGGCAGATAAATTCAGAAAACTTACAATGGATGTTATTTGGGAGTTCAGTTTTTTTTTGACTCATCAAAGCGAAAAATTAACGAAACTTTTCCATACATATTCGGAGAAAAAACTACAAGTACAGGAGGAACTGTGAATACAAAAGGATTATACAAAACCTACATTGCACCATTTGGATGGCTTAACAGCCTTTATATGTTAGCGGAGAAGCAAGTGTTTAATATGGAAGGTAAAAATGGCATAGATAGTGTTAAAGAAACTAATCTGTACAATGTCTTAACTTATTTAAGTTGGGTAACAGCAAAAAACACATACGAATCTAAAGTTCAAGAGAAAATTCACAATCCAAACAAAATAATGTAATATGGCAATAGTAAGATTAACAGATTTAGTAGCAACAATGAAGGATAAATGGACTTATGGAGATAAGTTCTTTGGATATACAGATGAATTTAACGATAATCATAATACTCAGTACCCTTCTTTACTTATAACACCACCTAATTCAGTTTACCCTGAAGTAACTCCTAGAAATGGTTGGGAGGAATACTCATTTGAAGTTTATTTTTCAGACTTGTATAACAGAACCGACCAAGCTAACGAAAGTATTGAGCAAAGATGGGATAACCTTCAGGATTTAGCTAATGAGTGGTTAGATATGTTCCTAAAGAGTTATATGGGTACTCAAGCACATAAAACTACTATATCATACTTAATGGATGGTAGTTTAACAATAGAAAGAAAGAAAGAGGTTGCTAATGACCAATTACTGCAATTAAAAATGAACTTTGGATTTAGAATATTCAGCAAGTGCTTTGCACCTGTATCTAACTACCCAAATCAAATAAGTGGATTGACTTCTTGGTTGAGAGCTGATAGTAATGTTACATTTAGCATTCCAACTAAAAAAGTTAGTGCTGTTGGAGATGGTTCAGGTAATACTAATGGAGTAGCACAATTAGATAAAGAGCTTCAGCCTCTAAGATATACTTATGGTGGTGGAGCTTTAGACAAGACAATGCTTACATTCAATAATGATGTTTTAGTTTCAGATAATAACTTTACAACAAGTTTAAATTATAGGCAATTTTCAATATTTGAGGTAAGCAAGATAAATGCAGCTTCTCAAGCAGTATTTAGCTACTTTGATTTGGATAGAGGTAGAAGTATAGAAATGGGAACGCTTGCAAATGGTCATTATGGATTTTCTATATGTGATGGAGGTCAAGTTACCCCTCCACTTGCACCTGTAACTATTGCAACCACAACAGGTATATATGATCCGGGAAAATTTCATATTGGAGCTATAAGAATGTCTACCAATACAATTTATTTTAATTATTATAGTGAAGCAGTTAATTTAACTCCACCTAATGGGGGGATATTCCATGATGCTCAATTTATTCCCGGAACATCATTTACTAGAGATAAATTTACAATAGGTTGTGCTAGGGAATCAGATGGTCTAGTACCTGCTACAGCAATTAACACTAGATACTTAGATGGAGATTTTCAAGAGCTTATTGTTTACGATAGAAAATTAACAGATGCAGAAACAGCAAAAGTAGTAGATTATTTAAACAAGAAATATAGAATATATTAAGATATGACAGCAATAAGAGGAACAGTAGTATGGGGGCAGCTAACAAAATGGAGTAGTAATGAAACACCAATGTATACTCAACAGCCTAGCTTTAAAGCGCAAAATTTAGTTTCTGTAAATAAACCCCTAATATATCAGGTTTGGTGGAACGCTCCCGCAGCAGAAGGTTATGCTGAAGTTAATGAAATGTATGTCCCTTGCTGTGCTTTAGCTGATGGGAAGGGAGATGTTGTTAGTGTGATTTTTAAGGTTTACGCTACTACTGAATTTCCTACACCTGCACTTTCAGCAGATTGGGATTTAATTAGTAGCATTAGAAAAACAAGAGATATACCCAATACTAATATAGTAAATGGTACTATAGCTGTAGGTCAAAGATTTACTGTAGATGTATCTCAAATAGCTGCCGACCAATTATCCTATTCATTAGTGCCTATAGGAAAAGGTTCTTGGGAAACCCAAACTTATGGTGGCATGAATGGCGGTAACCAAAAACAAGATAATATAACAGAAGATATAAGTCCTTATAATGTAACTAGAAATGGTTCTTATAGAGCTATACGGGTTAGAGCTGAAATAGAAATGATAAATGCTAATGGAGAAGTTGAATTATCTAGCACTACAGTATCTTCTGCTCCTTATGTAAGAGTTATAAATTCTGTTCCTGATTTTAATCGCAATACATATTACAATAGGATGAGAGTTCTTTCTCAAAATGGAGTTACAACAAGTTCTCCTAAAAGAGCTTTGACAAATTGCCCTAACTATACTCCACAAAGTACAGGTACTTATTCAACACCTAGTTATATGAAGCCTACTAGGCTTTCAGAAAAAGCAGAATTTTTGTATTTCTATGTTGCTGAAACTTTTGATACTGATGATCCAACAGACTATTATAACAGATATGAAGTTTTAGGAGTTACCTATACTGCTGATAACGTTCAACAAAATGCTTTTGTTTTAGGGTCTGAATGGAAAAATCAAAATGGACTTACAGAAATAACTTCAGATATATCTCATACTTTTGAAAAAGAAACTGCCACTGCATTTGCTCATGTTCAAAATCAAATGTGTGTTCAGAATGTTTCAGCAGGTTACATAAATGACCACGCTTATTATGATGGAGAGGGCGATTACCCTTATAATGGAGCAAACACTGGAAAATATTCGCCTATAACAGCCTCTACAGCCTATTATAAATTATATGTTAGAGGGTTTTATAATGCAAATAATCCTGCCCCAAATGATTGGGTTCCTGTAAGACATAGTTCTGTATATTGGTTTAAAATAGATAGAGAAGATGATAATGTTCCTTATGGTGCAGTTAGATTTCATTGGTTAAATACAGTAGGAGGAATAGATTCATATACAGCCAGGAGAGATGTTTTAGAATCTATGAGTATAAATAAATCAACTATGGAAAAAGCATTACCTAATAGACTTTATTTTCAAGATAATGAAAATTCTTCAGGAACTGTATTTCCTGCAGGTAGTTATTATAATGACTCAATGAGAGGTTGGAATACATATCAGGGAGGTACAGAGGTTTTAAATGTTGAAGCTAATATTAATAATAAAGTATACACTGAGCCTTTAAATAAAATTGAAGCAGATTGGCTTAAAGAGATATTCCAATCTCCAAATGTATGGATAGAACAGGAAACTGATAATTCAGATGGCATTAACTATGAATCAGATGCTGCTTATCACATGAATCAATTAAATCCTACTTTAAGACCTATAAAAACAATATACAAGCCTGTAATAATAACTAACTCAGAAGTCGTATCTTTAGACCAATCAAAAGGATTAGTGATGTTTAATATAGAGTATACTTTTTCACAAGGAGTTCTAACACAAAGAAATTAAAATATGATTAAGTTACAGTTATTAGATTACAAATATGATAATACATCAAATAATCAAATAAAGTTTAATAATATTACTTCTAAAGGATCTGATTGGACTATAGTTAATGAATACGAACTATCTGCAACTTCAGTTGCAGGAACACAATATGTTTCTCCTGTATCGGGAATATTAACTAATGGAGAGCAGTATATAATATCTTTAACACTATCTAACAAAACAGGTGGAGCGGATATAGGTTTCTCTACTCTTGGTGTTGATTCTTCAGGGGCAAATCCAACTATTGGACTAACAGGCGCAATGAGAAGGTCTACTGATGGAAGTGTAACAGAAACTTTTTTAGCTGAAAATAGTTGTGCTTTAAGAATTTTTGCAGAGGGAGGAACGACAGGTACAGTTACAGCTAGAATAACTCAGGTGGGAGGTATTAATTGGAATGAGAGTGTTTCAGGTACTTTGGATGTTGGTAATTCACAAGACTTTCCTGTTGCAATCAATTTTTCTGTAGCTGATGCTAGAAACCTAAACTCAAGGACAGGAACCTACAGTAAGACATTTAAAATACCTGCAACAAAGAATAATAATAAGATTTTAAAATCTTCATATATATCAGGTTCTTATTTAAGTACAAATACAATATCAAATCAAAAAGCTTGTAGAATAATAGTAAATGACAACTTATTTATAGTTGGTTATTTACAAATAACTTCAATAGGGAAAGCTAATGAGCCGAAGTATTATTCATGTGTATTTTATGGAAATAATATGGATTGGGCTTCATCATTAAACAATAAACTATTAATGGATTTAAGCGTTAATAGTGTTGAAGATGGAAGTGGTTGGGATAACCTTAATCGTAAAGGAAGTGGAACAGGAATAGGTCTTGAAGCTAATAGAGATAAAATAATGGAATCTTGGGATGCAGATAGTGCTACAAGAAAGACTAATACATCAGGAACTGAGAGTGCAAATACTAATCCTATAACTTACCCTCAAGTAGGTTATGGAGCAACAAATGTAGGAGGTTTATCAGGTTCTCTACAGCTTCTTATGACTGCTGCTGATGCAACTGCAGGAGCTGCAGATAAATATGGTTATCATGGTTTTTATAATGGAGATGGCGGAAACAACCCTGATCCATACCCAACTCCAACACCTCAAATGAATTGGAGACCTGCTATATTTATTTATGATATTGTGAAGCAAATATTTTTGCAAGAAGGATATACTCTTGTTTCTCAATTTATGGAAGAAACAAGTGCATCAGGAATAAAAGCAAATTTTAAAAAACTAGTAATGCTTCTTCCTAATTTTCTTCATAATAATGTGTCTAAAAGAATTGCAGATAATAGTGTTTATATGTCATTTGATGGTAATGGTTATGTAGCAGAAAAAGGTTTTCTTGCAACCGATCCATCTGACAGAGCAGAAATTATATGGAATTCATCTACTATGGAGTGGAACGCAGGAGGGAATATGAGTATTATTGATGATGGTTCTATGTACAATACAGGTAATGGCTTTTTTACTATTCAAGAATATGGATTTTATGATATAAGTGCAAGTGATATTGGGGGTTGGTTAGATTCAATATGTGAGGGAACGAGTGCTACCGAAAATTTACAGAATATTTATTATGTTCAAATTAGAGTAGAATTACAAACAGTAGGTCAGACAAGTTGGAATATAATTAAAAGAATGGATGGTTTTCCTGAAACATTTTATCCCTATTATGAAACTTGCCCTCTACCTCCTAATGATGACAAATCTTTTAATTTTGAAGGCTTTACATTAGAGGATTATTGGCTTAATAAAGGAGATAAAATTAGATTTAGGTGTACGAAAAAAGCATCATGGTCATCTACAGATCTAAATGCAACTCCTAAAACTATAGGCTATGATTTATCTATTTGGGGTGGTTCATCTCCAACAGGATATACATCAGGCAGTAGCTCAAGTTCTAATGGTCGTATAAGTATAATTCACAAAGGAGAGAGAGTTGAGTATGGTCAAACATTTGATTTGAAAAATGTTATAGATAGCTCAAGCACTCAAATGGGGTTTTTAAAGGGAATTATACACGCTTTTAATCTTCAGATGACAACAGATACAGTTTCAAAAATTGTTACTATAGAACCATTTGATGATTTCTATAAAAATCAAAATCAAGCTATAGATTGGACTAATAAAGTTGATTTATCTAGGATTCAAGATGATAAATGGGTTCAGTCTGAATTAAGTAGGGAGATTATTTTTAAATATAAAACAGACTCTAATGATAAGGTTGTAGAATACAGAGGAGATACTTATTGGGATGGAATAGATGATGAATACCCTTATAGAGAATTTCTTAGCACAGAGTTTAAGGCAGGTTCTACTACATTTGAAAACCCATTCTTCGCAGGAAGCTACAGTTCTCCTGATGGAGAAAGTTATTATGGTAGTGCTTTTGGAGATATGGCATCATTAACACCATATAGAGCAAATCTTTGGGGTCTTTGTGATACAGGAGCCATTCCAACTCCAGGAAGTTCCTGTAGACCTCCTTATGCTTATAATTTTATGCCTAGACTTCTTAATTATGTCAAAATGAGTGAATTTGTTACTCCTCCTAATCCTTCAAGATTTCAAACAAGGACTCAGTATTGGGCATTGGCTGATGAATTTTATTTAATTCCTGGCTATACAGGTACTTATCAGTATAAATTTCTTTGTGTAGCTTCTAGTTATGATAAGTTTACGGATTCTGTTAATCCTAGACAACCATTAACATATAATAGTCTTAATCAGGGTACTTTTGTGAGATCTAATAATACAGTTACATCTCCTATTCCTTTTAGAGGGTTATATCAAACTTACTATCAAAAAATGATAGAGCAGGTTAAATCAAACCCTAGAATTAAAACAGTATATGTTAATCTTAAATTATCTGATATAAATAATTTAGATTTAAGAAAGTTAGTTTATATTGATGGATATTATTACAGGATAAACAGAGTTGTAGATTACATGCCTAATAATAATGAGGTTACTAAAGTAGAATTAGTTCTTTGGGAGGACTTAGGTTTTCTTCCTATTGATACATCATTTAATAATAATTAAAAATGGAACAAATAAATAGTAGAGGACAAGCCTTAGAAGATGGTTTGGATATATTCATGTCTGTACCATTCTTATCAGGAGAGTATTCATCTTATGGTTCTTCATTCATAACTTCAACACTATCAGTTGCAAATATAGCAACCTCAACTGTTGCTTATGCTACAGAAGCTGTGGGTTTAGCTAATCTTCCTACTTATAGTGGATCGGGTTGGTTTAGATTTGCTTCAAATGGAACTTCACAAACTTCTGTTACCCCTCCAATATCATTTGATAATAGCATAAAGATTAGTTCAGCAGTAACTAGGGAAGGAGTTTCTAGTGTTTCGGGTGTATTTCAAGAATTAAAACAATTATATGCAGGTTCTGAATATTCTGCCACTATAAAATTACACCAAAACACAAATATAGGTACTGTAAAGGTTTCAACAGTTTATAAATCTTCAACCTTTCCTTATCCTTTACTTGAGTCAGAAATAAAATCTTATAACATACCTTCAAGTGAATTAACTTTTAATTTTAAAGCTTACGGTACTGCAGATATTATTTGTATTACTTTTGGATCTACTGTTGATGGAAGTTTAGTTGATATACTTTCAATTAGCGTTAAAGAAAAAAAAGAATATAAAATGCCTGTAGTTACAGATATACCTTTAATTGGAATTTCAAAAATATTAAGGAGGAAGTATAATTTTGATATACCCTCAGATGAAGGAGAACCTACTTATACTGATTAATGGATTTATTAAAAATAAAACAAGCCTTAGCTACAGAAAATAAGACAATTATTGATGCTTTAAAAAAAGAACTTACCCTTCAAAAGCATATAGGAAAAGGTACATTGAGAGATGGATTTTATTATAACATAGTAAATAGGACTGATTCAATTTCACTTCAAATTCTTAATGACACTCCTTATATGTGGTTAGTTAATGATGGGAAGTCTACAGGTGTTAATGCTAGTTATAATGCTATAGACAATTGGACTTATGATAAAGAAAAAAATGGAGAGCTAACATTTGGAAGTCAACACGAAAGAGCTAACTTTGTAAGTAGTGTCAAGGAGAAACTAGAAGATGGGTATTATACTGAAGGAGGTAAAGTAGTTGCAAAAAGAAGGTATTTCTTTATAGATTTTGTAAGAGGAGATATTTCATTAATGTCGCCCTTAGCTAAAAGGTTAAATGATGCAATAGTGAAAGATGTTCAAGGTATTGTAAATAAAGGATTAGTAAAGAAAGAAATTAAATTAACAATAGGTTAAAATATATATATATGGCAAGTAAGGTAGCAATAGAGGTAGAAATCAAAAACATTAAGCAGGTTGCTGATTTAAAGAAATCATTAAAAGAATTAAGAAAAGAAACTAGCGATTATGAAAAAGAAATCGCTAACGGGAAGAAAGCTACCAAAGAATCTACAAAAGGATATATAGATTCTTCTAAAGCAATTAAAAATCAATCTAAGGATTTAAGAAATCTAAAGAAAGATTTAAGTGGTTCTACTAAAGCAACAAAAGCAGCCACTAAGTCATCTAATGGAATGGCAAAGCAGTTCATTAAAGGTGCTGCAGCTATTGGAATTGTAGTGGGTGCATTTAGAATGGTAAGTAGAGCTTTAAGTGGAGTAGTGAATACATTTACAGAGTTTGAGTTTCAGATGGCTAAAGTTAAAGCAATAACAGGAGCTAGTGAACAGGAATTTAAAAAATTATCTCAAACAGCTCAAGATTTAGGTCGTACAACATTTTTTACTGCACAGCAAGTTGCTGAACTTCAAACTAATTTTGCTAAATTAGGATTTACAACAAGTGAAATATTAAATGCACAAGAAGCAACATTACTATTAGCTACTGCAACAGGTAGTGATTTAGCAAGGGCAGCAATCGTAGCAGGAGCAGCAGTTAGGGGTTTTGGATTACATGCTAGTGAAACTAACAGAGTGGTTGATGTAATGACACTTGCATTTAACTCATCTGCACTAGATATTGAGAAATGGCAAACATCTATGACTAAAGTTGCTCCTATTGCAGCAGGAATGAATATAGAGATAGAAGATACTGCAGCTATTATGGGTACTCTTACGGATGCAGGTATTGAAGCCTCTATTGCAGGTACATCTATGAGGAATATATTCTTAAAGATGAAAGATTCATCATCTGACTTATCTAAGTTTTTAGGATTTACAGTAAGGAGTTCTGATGATTTAGAGAGAGCTTTACTTAAATTAAATACTGCTAGTAGTGATACTCTAGATGGGCTTGTTAATATAAGACAAGTTGCTGCATTTAATGTAATGGTTAAAGGTAGTGCAAGAGTCATTCAATTAACAAAAGATTTAAAAGAAGCTGAAGGTGCAGCTAAAGAAGCAGCAAGTATTATTGGAGATACACTTCAGGGGGCTTTCTTAAGATTAACATCAGCAACGCAAGGTCTGTCTATAGAGCTTGTTGATAAACTAGGTAGTGGTTTGCAAGATTTTGTCAATAATATAGCTCTAGCTATTAATGCAATGACAAAAAATTCAGACAGTATTGTTAAAATGATTAAACTTCTAGTAGATGCTGTTAAATGGATAGGTCTTTATAAGTTAGGTACAATGGCTTATACAGGAGTTGCAATTATAGCCACTAATGCTACTAAACTTTTCAATAGACAGCTTATAATTACTAGAGCTAGTATGATAAAAACAGGTGTTGGTGCTTTAGTAGTGGGATTGGGTATTCTAGCAGAAAAATTCTTTTTTGCTAGTGATGCAATGGATGATCTGTCAGGTGGAATGGGCGATTATAGAGGAGAGTTAGAAAAAACTACAAAAGCACAAGATAAACTTAATAAAGCTCTTGGAGAAGGACTGCCTTCATCATTAGATGAGGTTGATGCAGCTTTAGCACAACAAGATAAATATATTAAAGATATTGAAAGTACAAAGCAATCAGCAAATGATAAGTTTAATAGTCGTTGGAGAAATCTATTGGGAGTAGGAAATGTAATAGAGTTATTAGCTAAAGAAAGCGAGGATGTTCAACAGGTTTTTAAGGAAGAAGCAACAAAGCTTGAGGCTGATAATGCAGCAGCATTAGAGCTTTTAGTAAGTTTTGAAAACAAAAAGCTAAGGATTATAGCAAAGGAGGGGCAAATGAGAAAGGAAGCCCTAGAGAAAGCTTTTAAAGGTGAGAAAGAATCTGAAGATATTAGATTTAGAGAATCAATAGAAGCAGAACAAAAAAAATACCTTAACAGTACAACAACAAAAGAAGAATTTGATAATAATCTTTTGAATGGAGAAATAACTCATCTTAGAAAAATGAGAAAAATAATGGTTAAGTATTCAGAAGATATTAGTGCTATAGATAATAAGATTATGTCTTTAAGACTTAAAGGACAAGCTAAATTAAATTCAGAAGCAGAAGATAAAAAAAACCAAGACCTACAAAATACTATATCTCAGGAGAGAATAGATGTAATGAAAGATTATTTAGCAGGAACTAAAACACTAAAAGATGCAGAGGTTGAATTAAGAAATGCAGCTATAAGTAGAGCTGAAGCCGAATTAGCTTTATTGCCTATTCTAGAAACTAATTTACATATTCGTTTAGACCTTGAAACTAAGATTCAAAACCTTAAGATGAAAGGCAGAAAAGAAGAAGATAAGAGTAATAAAAAAGAAGCTAAAAGTAGAGAGGAACATTTAAAAGATTTAGGGGATTTAGGAAGTGCATTGCAGGATGTTGCAGGAGAAAATAAAGCTTTAAATAGCGTTAAAAAAGCAGGAGAAGCTATCACTAAAGCAGCAGCATTAGCAGAAGCTTTATTTAATTTTGAGAAATCAATAGGAGTTATTATTGAAGGTAAGTCTACAGTAGCTAAATTACTTGGAGTAAAAGCTACAACAGCAAATATTGTAGCAACAACAACTGAAACTGCAGTTGAAACTATCGGTCTAGCTCCAAAAGCTACAAGTGTTATTTTAGGATCTGCTAAAGGACTCGGGCCTTTCGGTATAATTGCTATGATAGCTATGGCTGCTATGGTTATGAAGGTTATGAAGATGTTTGAAGATGGAGGTATAATTGATGATGGTAAGAAATTTGCTAATGGAGGAATGGTTCATGGAGCAAGTCATGCGAATGGAGGAGTTAAGTTTGCAGTAGGTGGTAGAGTAAATGAATTAGAGGGTGGAGAAGCTGTTATAAATAAAAGAAGTACAGCAATGTTCAGAGGTCAATTATCATCTATGAATGAGGCAGGTGGAGGTGTTAAGTTTGCTGATGGAGGGCTACTTAGTTCTCCTTCATTTACTGAGTCTAGTTTTGCTGCATCTAATCAATCTCAATTATTAGGTGCTATGCAGGGTCAAAGTAAAGTAGTAGTGGTGGAAGCTGATATAACGGATAGTCAATCAACAGTTAGTGTAATTCAAGCTAATGCAAGTTTTTAATAATTAAAAAAATAAACAAATGTTTGTTAGTAAAAAAGTAAAGAAAGATAGAATGGATGTCTGTAAAAAATGCGACTTTTACAGGAACTTCGCAATGCTGAAGTATCCTAAATGGACTAAGGGGTCAAGATGTGGTAAATGCAGTTGCTTCTTAGATGCTAAAACAACTCTTACTAAAGAGTTTTTAGGCGAATGTCCTTTAGATAAATGGAAAGAATAATAATTAAATAATAATAATATGGATTACAGTTCAATAGTTGAAAAATACGACCAAGAAAAGAAAGATATGATTGTTAGTTTTGCAGAACTCAATAGAGATAAGATGCACTTGTATAATGAATATCATTCTGCAGCATTAAATAAATTCTTTGAGTTATGGGGTCAAGAATTTCCTAATATAAAGCAAAGTAAAAGCTGCACAGGATGCAGGAAATCAGTTTGCCATTTCTTTCATAGTGTAGCTGACTTTATATCTAAAGAAGAAGAAATAGTGCCTGAAACTGTCAAGGTTAAAAGCAAAAAAAAGAAAAAAGTTTTATCTAAAAAATAAAATATGGCTAAGAAGCAAAACACTATAGATGTGGTTGAAGAATACATGGATTTATTAAACTCTGAGGTTACTTTAAGATTTATAGAGCCTACATCTAAAGACACAATTAGACATCTTATTGAAAAGGGAATTATAGCTCCAAAGATTCTTAGGAATTATATGATAATCTATGATTTTGACTGCATGCTTAGATTCAATGAAGGCAATAGAACTCATACTTTTATGGACTTATCTATCAAATATGATATATCTGAAAGGCAAGCTCAGAGTGTAGTTTATAAGGAGAGAAGGAAGCAAAGTAAGTCAGAAAATATTACATATTAAAGTTTGTTCCAAAAGTTGCGTAAGATTGTCATAGTATAAAATTATTTTTGTGGCTATGAATGAAAATTGGTATAACATAAATTCAAAAGCATCTAAAGTAGTTGATGTTTATATTTTTGATGAGATAGGAATGGGTGGAGTTAATGCTCAAGGATTCATTGAAGAAATCAAATCTTTTAAGGACTCCCCAATGAATTTGCACATTAATTGTGTGGGTGGAGATGTATTTGATGGAATGGCGATCTACAATATTATAAAAAAAAGGACTGCAACTACTACAGTATACATTGAAGGTATAGCTGCTAGTATGGGTAGTGTTATTGCGTTAGCTGCTAATAAGGTTGTTATGGCAGAAAACTCTTTATTTATGATTCACAATGCTTGGGGTGGAGCAATGGGAGAAGCTAAAGAAATGAAAAAAACAGCAAAGCTTTTAGATAAGATTAGTGGAGAGATTGCTGACATCTATGTTAAAAAAACAAAATTACCTTATGATAAGGTAAAAGAAATGATGGATGAAGAAACTTGGTTAAATGCTGAAGAAGCACTAGAGCTAGGTTTTATTGATTCTATCTCGGATGCTATTAAAGTGGCAGCCAAATATGATGTTTCTAAGTTTAAAAATATAACAAACAAGGAAATAAAAACTAAATTAAGTATTAATATAAAAAGTAAAAAAATGACTGATGAGTTAAAAGCTTGGTTTAATGGGAAAGTTGAGGACATTATCGCTAGAGTAAAAAGTGAAAATGTTGAAGCTGATTCTAAATCAAATGTTGAAGTTACTATGTCTGATGAGGCTGAAATTTTAAATAAATTTTCAGATTTTGAAGCAAAAGTAGCAGAAGTTAGTGGGTCTGTAACTGAATTAGAAGGAGAAAAAGAAACTCTTACTATGGAAGTTGAAAGACTTAATGGTTTATTAAGTAAATCAAATGCAAAGGGAACTGAAATTTCTACAGATGGTGATCCTGCAGTAGTAGTAGCAAATAAAGTAGAAGATGGTAATGCTTCATTTTGGAATGGAATGGTAGCAAAAATAAATTTATAATAATTAAAAATAAAATAAAATGGCAAATGTAGCACTACAAGCGGCAGGTACTTTAGCATATAATGGTACTTACGCATCTAAGATTCTTTTAGAACCAATGTTTCACTCAGATGATATAATGAGAAATTATACTATCTATCCAAATGTGAAGTATAAGCAAAATATAGTAATGGCTCCTAAATTGGCAAGTATAACTGCTGTTAATACAGGATGTGGAACAACAAATACTTGCGACCCTGCAGGATTTACAGTAATCCAAAAGCAAATTGTGGTTAGTAATGTTTCTGTAAAACAAGTTCAATGTTGGGATGAGTTTAAAGATTCAGTAATAGTAGAATCTTACAGAAATGGAATTAATATGCCTGATTTAACAGGAACAGAATTAGCTCAAGTAATTATCAATAGAGTAAGAGGAGGTATTCAGTCTGATATGGTTAGAAATATGTGGGCAGGAGATACAGCAGCAGCAGTAATTGCTATTGACTGTACTTACGACTCAATGGGAGACGGACTATGGAAAAAATTATCAGCAGGAAATGCTATTAATGGAGGTACTCAATTAAGAGAAGTAAAAGGAACTTTAGGTGCAGCAGCAACTGAGTATGTTACTGTAGGGGCTACTTTACCTGCAGCAGATGCTGTTCTTGCTTTAGAAGCTGTATTTAATACTGCTCCTTCTGCATTACAACAAGTAGCTTCTTCAGAGAAAAGAATTTTCTGTACTCCAAATATTTATAATGCTTGGTATAGTGCATTAACTCAAGTTGCTTCAGCAGGTTCAGTTGATTACGGACATTCAGAATCTCAATCAGGAAAATCAAGATTATACTTTAGAGGTGTAGAATTAGTTCCTATGTATGAGTGGGATGTAGCTTTAACTACTTTAGCAGGAGCAACTTTCCCTGCATTATTTACAGCAGCAGGAGCAGCGATTGATGCAACTGCAGGATGTATCTATGTAGCTAAAGAAAACTTAATGATAGGTACTGATGTTTCTTCTCCTGAGAACGAAATGAAAATGATTTATGATGAGGTTTCTGATAATATGTATATTAGAGCAGGATTTACTATGGGCTTTGAGTATGGTTGGAACTCTTTAGTTAATGGAGTTTGTTTAGTAGACTAATCTAACAGTAAATAGGGTGGGAGAAATCTCACCCTAAATACTTTTCTTAATTTTAAAAATAAAATAAAATGGCGATAACAAACGGAATAAATATAGGTTGCTCTGATATTGTAGGAGCAGGAGGTATTAGGAATATACTAATAAGAACTTGGAAGGATAATGATATAGTATTATATGCAAACACAGCTACAACTCATGGTATAAGTAGCATTAAGAATAACACTGATGCTGCTGAGTGGTTTAATTATGAATTCAAGCAAGAACTTCCTTCTTTGACTGTTACGGCAGCTAAAGAAAACGGTTCTACATCTTACGAATGCTCTTTATCTTTTATGATGCCTGATATGGACACTGCAAAAGCAGCAGCATTACAATCCCTTATGGACACTTGTATGATGGTAATAGCAGTTGGTAATAACGGAAAAGCCTATGTTTTAGGAGCAAGTCAGAAGTATAGTAATGAAAAGGCTATGATTCGTAATCAAACTTATGCTAGTATGACAGGAGCTGAAGGTGCTACAGGAGCAGGAATAAATGATGATAATGGTTGGACTGTAACAATGGGATGTAAGCAATGGGAAGCACCTAGATTATATAGTGGTACTCTATCTTTATATACGAATGCAGGGTCAGGCACAGGAACATCTACTACATCATAATAATTAATAATTAAAAATAAAATAAAATGGCAATAGCAGATGGAATGGCAATTAATTGTTCTGATTTACAAGCAGTAGGGGGAACAAGATGGATAGCAATAAGAAAATTTGAGAGTACAGATGTAGTTAAATTCAACGATACTGACCATACGATTGAGATTATAGACCAACCTGATGGAGTAGATGCAGTATGGGGGGTATTTGAAAGTAGAATTGAATCTTCTTCTTTAACGTTATCAGGTACTAACGAGAATAAAGAATTTTCAACTTATGAGTGTACTTTGTCTTGGTTTATTCCAGGATTAACAGCAGCTCAATTCGCAACACTTTATAAGTTTGATGGGTCTTGTTTAATGGCAATGGTTGTAGATAATAATGATACAACTTCAGGCACAACAGTGCCTAGTGGAAATCAATTACACAATAAAGTAATAGGAGTTTCAGGAACTTTATCAAATCAAGATATGGCAACACCACTAACAGATATTAACCCTGAGAGAACTCAGCAATGGTGTAGGCTTCAGTCAGTTGAGGGTGGAACAGGAGCAGCTTTCTCTGATGAGATTGGAGTTACAGTAACTCTTGTAGCTAAACAATATGAAATTCCAAGAGCTTATGTAGGATCTATCACTATGGATGCTGATGGACTAGGATTGGTAACAGGATAATAAAAAAACTATAAATAAGGGGGTGTTAGTTAATAACACTTCCTTATTAATATCTTTTGTGATATGTGTGATTGTAATACAGAAAAAAGTTTAATTTTGATAAATATATATACAGAAATGGCAGAATACAAAGCAAACAGCAAAGCTCCTAAAGGATTAGTTCTTGCAGGAAAGGATGCAAAAAGTCTTGGTAAAGAATTTGTAGATTTTAGAGGAGAAATGAGTCAAGCTCAGTTAGCTTACGCTTATGAAGAATTAAATATGACTGATTTTATAGATAAAACTGATAAAGTAAATGAAAAAGCAACAACCAAAAAATCAACAAGCAAAAAAGCAACCAAAACAATTACGAAAAACTCAGAAGAAGAATAACACTTTTGAGTTCGGAGTATTTGATTTAACAGTCCCACCTAGTATTACTGAGGTAAAAGACCTTAAATCACTTAATAATGATTGGGTTCCTTTTGGCGAAGATAACTTATTTCCTCAGTATTTAGCAGAGTTAAAGAGAAAGTCATCTACACATAGAAGTGTATTGGCTCAAAAGACTGTCTTTACAAGTGGAGCTAAATTTGTTTGTGAGAACGAATCATTAAGAGAGTTTATTGAGGATGTTAATGCTGATAAAGAATCTCTAAGAGATGTTTTTAAGAAGTTAGCAGATGATTACTATACTTTTGGGAATGCTTATATGGAGTGCGTTATATATGATGGAGGTGTAAATCTTTACCATTTAGATGCAACTACTGTAAGAATGTCCAAGACTAAGAAAGAGGTTTATGTAAACCCTGATTGGTGTAAGTATTGGAATCAAGATAAAAAAATAAAAAGACTACCTATATACCCTAGAGTAGCACATAACAAGTTTGTAATTCACTTTAAGGATTACGAGCCTACATTTAACTTTTACGGACTTCCTGATTATGTAGCAGCACTAGAACATATCTGTGTTGATTACGAAATTGGAAAATGGAATCATACTAAATTCTTAAACGGATTTCAGCCTTCAGCTATTGTTGAGATTAGTGGGGATATGGGAGAAGAAGAAGCTCAAAAGATGGTTCACGAAGCTCAAAAGAAATTTGTAGGAGAAGGTAATAATGGTAAAATTCTATTTATAGTTAAGAATGGAGATACATCTCCTGCTAATGTTCAGATTATAAAAGATGACCAAGAAGGAAGTTGGATTGATTTACAACAGATTACCGACCAAAATATTATAACTGCTAACAGATGGCAGCCATCACTTTCAGGCATTGTTAGTTCAGGGAAAATGAACAACTCAGGAAGTGAGATTAGAATTGCCTATGACTTGGTAATGACTACAGTAATTAGAGATACTTCTGAGTTATTATTAAATGGCATTAGAACAGTTCTTTATAATGAGCTAGGATTTGATCCTAAAGATTTAAAGATTCATTATGAGCCACCAATATCATACGCTAATGATGTAGATATTAAACAAGTTCTTACTATAAACGAACAAAGAGCATTAATTGATGAGGACTTACCAATGCTAGAAGATGGTGATATGTTTGTAGCGGATAGAGAAGTTATAGTAGTTGAAAAAGATAATGATGGAGATGGTGAGCCTGATGAAAGTAAAGAAATAACTGTAGAGCAATAAAATATGGGTAATACTAAGCAATATAAAACATTAGTAAGTGCAGGAGAAGTAATTGACAAGACCTTCACTAACAAGAATACCGACCCTGTATTAGTTTCAGAGAACACTATTGTATTGTCTGAGTTAGCACATATCAGACCCTTATTAGGAGAAAAGTTTTATGCAGAATTAAAGCTTCAACATGATACAGGAGCTTTAAGTGTTAATAATCAGGCGTTTATGACTTATTACCTAGAGGATACCTTATCTTGGTTTGTTAGATTTGAGGTTGTTAATGATATTATGAGTAATATATCATCTAGTGGAGTAGTTAATAATATAGATGAGTTCTCAAGAATAATAAGTCAAGACACATATAATACATTCAAGCAAGATACATACAGGAAAGCAGATATATTCGCTAACGATATGATGGACTTTTTGAATGGTACTGATCAAACAGGTTTGTATCCTACATTTGCTAGCAATAGACCTAAGAGTATGAGTGATACATATAAAAATCATGGAATGATATTCTATGATAGTATATATGGTTATGATGGAGTTGATGGTTGCTATAGCTGTGGAAATCCTTATGTAAGAGGTAAATCAAATTGTAATTGTTAAAATAATAATAATATGGCTCAAAACGAACATAAAAATTTACGAGATGCTAATAGGCATAATCCTATGGGTTATGAAGGGGCTTCTAATGAAACTGTACTTTCTAAAGGAGCAGGTTCTAGTCTTGCTGCTAGAGATGGAATACTTCAATGGGCGCCTAGAGCTACTATGGGTGTAACTAACTACAAAATGCAGGGATATACTATTGGTTCTAATAATTTTCAATATGGAGAGGATATAGCAGATAATAAATCTCCATTCATAATGGATGTTGATTATGGACAATCTTCTTTATCTGCAGGTTCTTTAGCTCCTAATCAATTTTTTAGAATTGGTCAAAGTTTTATTACTCCTGAAAATGCAAATATATCATCTATTGATGGTTGGGTTACAAGTAGTGGTTCTAATACTATTGAGGTTCTTATATGCAAGATTAGTCCTGACCCTTCTACTGCAAATATTGTCCCTACTTTACTTGCTACTTGTACTGTTGTAGGTGCAGCAAATAATAATTCTTTAGTAAGAATAAGACAAAGAATTATAGCCGAACCATTAATAAGAGAGGGAGATGTTATATTTCCAATGATTAGAGAAATTTCAGAGAGAGCAGGTTCAAATTTATACATGAACTTATCTATACAGACAATGACATTTACACCTCAAG